CAGCAGGGATCCCATAATAGTCATGAAGCTGTCCAGCTCGCTGCCAGCGATAGCGGCTAAAGGGCTGATGTTCTGCACCCTGTCGATGGCAAACGCGGTGCGAATGACATCCTCCTCGCTCGCCGCCGTGACACGAGGATCGATCATCTTCCGGTAGACCTCGAGGCGGGTCCACACGTCCATCAGCGACTCGGTATCAAACCCCTTGCCGGGATCGTTCGAGAGCAGGTACTCGAGCGGCTGAAACTGGTCGTGTGGCGCGTCCTTGCTACGGATGGCCCGCGCAAGCACCGACATCGTATCGAGCTGGTCGAACAGGTCGGCATCCTCCTTCGGATCCAGCTTGCGCTTGCGGAAGAACTCGCGCGCGTCGGAGCGAGCCTGCATCACCTCGACGGTGCGCGGGACACGCACGTACACGACGACGTCCTCGAACGATCCATCGGGGCGCACGCGTCGGATCTTGTCCGGGAACAGCGTGCGCCCCCCGTGCTCGATCGCGGCGAGATCTTCGATCGTCTTGCCGTCCAGCCACTCGTGCATCATCCCACTCAGCTGCCCTTCTTCGCGCCGCAGATGAACGTCAGCGACACCTTGAACGCGTCGTCGGCCGGTTGGTCCTCGGCGATCTCCTGGAACACGCCCTCGAGCACGCGCACCGCGCCGCCCGGAAGCTTCGCGCGGATCTGCTTCAACTCGCCACTCTGGACGAGCCCGAAGTAGTCGCGCTCCGGACCGGACGCGGGCACCTCGAGGTCGAACTTCAGCGTGCCCTCGGTGTTGCCGCGCGTGACACCGGCGTTCTGCCGGCGCAACGTGCTCTTCATCTTCGCGTTGTTCGTGTAGGTGAAATTCCAGTTGGTCACCTGCACGAGGTCGCCATTGCCCATGGCGAGAAAGGCGCGGGGATAGACTTCCATCGCCATGGCGTTACCCGATCCTCTGCCCGACGATTCCGAGCTTCGCGAGCGGCTTAATGATCTTGAACGGAATCACGATGTCGACCTGCGACTCGTCCGTGTCGTTGATGCGCACGCTCAGCGTGCCGTCGTTGATGGTCTCCGTCAGGGCGTCGCGACGCAGCACGCCGCGTGAGACCCACGCATCTGCGTGCGCGATGACAAATGCACGGATGTCACGCGGACCGACGACGCCAGCGGGGAGTTCCTCGCTGTCGTTCGTCAGATCCGGGTGGATCTTCGCGCCGTAGAACTCTTCCTTGAGCGCCCGACGCAGATCCTTCAGGTATGCGTACGACCCACTGACGCCGCTGACATGGCGGAGCTTGTCGCTGCGGTTGCCGTCGCTATCCTGTGAGTACGTCGTGATCGGCGCGACGAGGTACGGATCAAGCTGCGCGTCGTAGCTTACGGTCGACAGACCGTCGACAAGCGCTGCCTCGATCTCAGCCGCGGTCGGCTTGTCAGCGACGAGGTCCGACGCGCCGTACAGCCCGACGATCGGATCGTCGATGCGGTTCACAGCCGGGTCAATCTGCTCCTCGCGCAGGCGTCGACCCGCTTCCCACCCTGCGAATTCGCATCCGAGCGACTGGCCAGCCATGCAGAACACATACTGCGTCGGCCCGTGGTTCCGCGCGATTGCGCCCGTCTGCGCCGCGCTGAGTGTGCCCGTGAGGCCCACGATCTGCTGCTGGAGCTTCGCGCTGAGCCCGCTGCTCAGGCTGTCGATGTGCGCCTCGATGCGCGCGGGGTTGCTAGTACCCGATGCGCTCGCGGCATCCGCGTTCGATACGCAGGGAATGATGAAGTCGTACTCGTAGCTCGACACGTTCGTGAGCGCCGTCGAGAAATCCGGCTCCGTCGTACCGCCCGTCATCGCCGCAGCGGCTGCCGTCGCGGTGCCGCCTGCGCCGTCCTCGATCTCGACGCGGTACGTGATGTCGTTGCCCCACGGACCAGCAAACTTCGCAGTCAGCGTGACGATTGCGGCCGTGCCGCCGGTGTTTGACAGGACGACCGGGATCTGGTCGGTGAGCGCGTTGCCAGCCTCGACCGCCTTCGTGGCGATATCGACCTGATCCTCGCCGACGAGCCATGGCACCTCGAAGTGCACGCCCTTGATGTAGACGTGGACCGTGCGCGCCGACGTCACCGGGTCATCGCCCTCGTCATCGCTGAACGTGATCGTGCCCGTCGCGGCCGCACCGGCGCTCGCCGTCGGGGCGATCACGTCGAGCGACGCCGTGGGATGCGCACGGAACAGCGCGACCGCGGCGAGGTGCCCAGGTGTGCCAGGGCCGAGCAGCCCGCGTACCTCGTTCGCGTCGGTCACGCCGCGCTTCAACTGTGTGTTCGCCGTGATCGACCCCGCGGTCGATTTCGGCGCCATGAGCAGCGCCCTGAGCGCCAGCGACCCTGGTGCGGACGGGGCCGCCGTCAGGTCGACGGAGAGGTAGACGCCCGGGGTGAGGGTCGTCGGGGAGACTGCGACGGGCGTAGCCATCAGCGGCCTCCCTTGCGCTCAACGAGGAGCGGCTGCGGGCGCTCAGTGGTGGCGGTCGGCGACACGACGGGTGCCGTCTCGGCGATCGCGCGGATGCCGCGGGTGGGCTCAGCAGCGGGCGCGGCGTCCGCCGCTGCCTGCTCGGCGGCTTCCTTGCGGCGCGCGCGCAGTGCTTCCTGCGAAGCCTTGTACTCGTCCGCGGTGTGCTTCTTCAGCGCGCCGTCGGCGATCGCGCCGTCGTACTCGCCGCGGAACCGACGATACTCGTTCTCCGGAATCGGCACGATCCTCTCCTCGTCCCATTCAAGCTGTTTCCCGACGCGACGCGCGCCGATGTACGTCCCCACGGGCGCGCCGAAGCGCGACACCGTGCGCCCCTTTACTGGGGTCACGTAGAGTCCGAACTCCATTGCTAATTACTCCATCGAGTAGCGAGCGTCGTTGACCACTTCGACGGCCGGATCTGCGCCGGTGTCGAGGTCGTACCGCGTTACAAGCCACGGATTGAACACGCGGCTGTCGCGCTTCTCCAGCACGCCACCGGTGCGAAACGCAATCGTGTAGATGTACAGGTTCTTGTTCGTAACCAGCCTGCGGCAGCGTCCGATCTGGATGCCGCTCGGTGTCGAGATCACCTCGCCGTCGACTGCGTGCTTGTCGAGCAGGAGTTCGCGCGCCTCCTGCATGAGGTGCAGTCCCTCGGCGCGCCGCAGGTCGTCGTTGTCGAGGCGCGACGTGAACACACCGAGGACCCAGTTCTCTTCGGTGCGCCACGTGCGCGGCGCTGGCGCCTCGCTGCCGTCCCAGTAGAGGGCGAGCGCGGGGAACGCGTCGATTGAGGCCTTACGCACGTCCTCTTCGGGCGAGCTCGTGCGGATCTGCTCGTAGAGGCGCAGCGATTTGACGGCGCCAGGCGCGCCGTTCGTCAGCGCCGTCGTTACCGTGCAGGTTTCCTGCAAGCCGTCGATCTTCGGGTGCCAGCGCAGCACGGTACCCTCGTTCAGGTTCACCGCGCCGCCGCCGAACGCTGACTTTACCGCGATCGTCGTGCCGGCCGCGGTTACCGTCGCTGCCGCGGTCGTCTTCACGAGTACACGCGTCGCGAGCGCTCCGTCGGTCGGTACGATGTAGCTACCTGCTGGAACGTGCACGTCGGCATCGATCGCGCGCGCCGTGATCGTGCCAGTGGACTGCGTGCCTGTAAGCGGAGAGAGGAGCGCGAACACGCCCCGTGCGGTGCGGAGGATGTCGGTCACTGGTTATCCAGCGAGATGCTCCAGAATCACGTCCGCTGCGTCCTCGTACACGCCCTCGTCGAGGTCGAAGAAGTCGCGCAGCGGAATCTTCGTACGAGGCTCCGCGCTAACATGGTACTTCGCGTACTCGACGCTTGTGCCGACCTGTGCGAAGTCAGCACCGTGTTCGCTGGCGATGCTCCCAGAGAGGATGCCTGTGTCGACGAGGATCTGATACTCGGAGCCGCGACGCCGCTTCTTCGTGTACTCCGAGAGATCGGGCCATCCGGGCCCGCTCTGCTCAAACTTGTCGTGGACCGCGGTAACGAGCGACTCCGCGATGATGCTCATCGGCTCCGTCAGATCCTCGGCGCGATCTGCGAACTGAGCAAGCGCAGCGACGAGCGCATCGCTGTTCAGATCAACGAACTTCTCGGAGCTCGCCATCAGAACCCGCCGGAGCCGCGCGGGTTAGTGCGCGACGTCGCGTAGACATGGCGGTACGGCGTGACCACCGTCGTGCGACCGCGCAGCGTAGGGTTCGCACCGTGCTCGACCTCAGCGCCCATGCGTTCGACGCCTTTGCCGAGCCGCATGAGCATCTCTTCGCCGCGCTTCCGGTGTCCGGCGTACGGCGCGCGCTCGCCATCGCCCCCGCCAAACTCGTGCTTCTGCTCGCCTGCGAGCGACATAGCGATGTCGCAGATCGCGCTGCGAAACCGCACGTCTTCGCGTAGCTTCTCCACCACGTTCACGCCGAACGCCGCCGACATCAGCGCATCAGCGGCGCCGCTAGCCTCTTCTATGATCGCGATCACGCTGTCGGGATCGGGCTCACCGCTGCCATCGTGGCAGAGCTGTAGCGACACCGCTGATTTTCCGAACCTGCGATACAGGTCGTCGAGCGTGATGTACCGCGGCGGCTCGTAGTTCACCGGGGCGCCTCGCCGCCGAAGTCGGTGCGCTTGGGCTCCACAGCCTCGGCGCCAAGCGATCGCGCCTGCTCGTCGGTGAGCTGAATCGGCTTACCGGCCTGCACGATGGTGCGCTTGCCGTTCACCTTCATCACGATCTGATGCTTCGCGATGTACTCGCGCGTCGACGCGGCAGACGCGGACGCCGCGCCGCGCTGCTCGCCGCCGGCGCGTTGCGCATCGGCGCCGCGCTGCTCGTTCTGCTTCTGGTTCTGTTGGTCAGCCATGGTCAGTTCCTCACTGAATGACGTTGCGGATCAGGCCGCCGACGCGGTTTGAGATCATGAACGGCACCTCGCTCGTGTGAACCACGAGCACCTTGCCGCCCTCGGGTCCGCGCTGCTCGTCGCGGAACTCGCGCGAGGCGTAGCCGGTGCCGGCGGAGCCCTGCGGCGCCGGGTTCTTGACGCGAAGCGTGCGCACCGTGGCGAGGTCCTCGCCGGGGTTGCTCATCGTGAGCACGACGTGATCGCCGAGCGCAGTGCGGAACGTCCCGCCGCGGGTAGGCTGCGACTGGAGCTCGACGACGTGGATGGGCGGCAGGCCAGGGATCGAGAAGTCGACCGTCTGCTCGGTGCGGGTGTTCGCGGTGACGTTCATGATGTCGCGCGCAATCGCGTTGTCGCCGTTGAACGTGCGCAGGTGGGCGATCACCTTCGTGTGCTGTAGGAACACGTTCGCGACGTTGCGGTTCATCCAGATGTCGGTGATCCGCATCGGAGACGCAGACAGACGACTCAGGAGATCCGAGATCGGATCCGAGTCGGGATCGTTCCACTCCTCGCCGGACCCGAGGGTCGCGACGTTGTTCGCATTCCAGTTCGCCGCCGTGGTGAGCAGCGTCCACAGTTTTCGCTCGCGCCAGATCGAGATCGCGCGGGCGCACTTCTTCGCAGCCGCCTGGCGCACGCGGAACCGGGTCAGGCTACCCTCCTCCCGCTCCGTCACGTCGGGGATGAACGACGCGAGGGCCATGTCGACCGTCTTGTACTCGGTCTGATCAATCGTCGGATCGACCTGCTGAACAGGCGCCTGCAGCGACTGCTCCGGGTTGATCTCGACGTACGCATCCTCGAAGTTCTCGATCTGCAGCTTGTCGTGCCGGTGATCGACCGGGAGGACCGGGGCGACGTCCTCGGCGCGCATGCCGGGCACCTTCCACTCGGCGAGGAAGGTCGGAACGAGCTCCGGAACGTGCACGTCCTCGGGCAGGACAGCGAGCCGACGCACGACGGTCCCATGCTCGTCGCGCACTTCGCCGGTGTCGTGATCGAGGTGGACGATCGTCCCCTCGGGGAGATTGCGCCACGCGGAGGCGAGTTGAATAGGCTGATCCATGGTGTCGATTTCCTGTGATGATGTGATGGGCGATCAGCCCTGACGGGAGACGTTCTTGCCTGCGAGCGTGACCTCGACAGCGTCGTTGTCGGCGGAAGCGGTGGTGACGTTCGTGCCCGCGACAGCGACGTTCGCGCCGGTCGCCGCGGTCCACGTGACGACCTTGCCAGCGGTGGTGGGCATCAGGCGAATGCCTGGCGTCGCGAGCGCGGCACCAGCCACGCACCGGGCACGCCCTTCGACCTGGATATCGCCCCACTCGCCCGCCGGAATGGCACGCAGCGTGACGCCAAAGAGGTCGTCCGTGACAGCGGCGGGCAGGATCACGTGCCTATCGCCGGTGGTCGCGAGCTTGACGAAAAGGCCAGCGCCGATCTCAGAGCCGGTGTTGTTGTATCCAGAATCGATCTTGGTTCCGTCGATGATCTGACGGAGGTCCCCTGCAAAGACAGCCATGATAGATCTCCGCGCTCACGTCGCATCCTGTGCGGCGCGCGAGCGAGTTGAGTTGTTGGTTGGTGCGATGCGCGGTCAGGCCGCTCTGCTGGACCTGTTGCGAGCGACGACGGCAGCGGCCTGCGTCATCGCATCATCGATCGAGAGCTTCTCGTTGCCCTTCTGCGAGCGAACGTAGTTGAGGGCCTTCTGCATCTCGTTCACGCCAGGGAACTGCGAGAGATCGACCTTGGCAGCGGCGCCGGTGCCAGGCTTGTCCTGCACAACCTGCGACGCGCGCACCTGGCCGTTGACCACGCGCATGCCAGCGAACGGATCGTAGCCACCCGTGCCCGCGCTCTGCGTACGCTGCGTCACGAGCGGTTGTGTCGGGTCGACGCCACCGGTCGCGGTCACCGTCGACGCGCTGCGCGCGCGCGCGAGTTGCTTCGCTTCCTCGGTGTTGTACTGCTTCCGGAACTCTTCCTTGTTCGCCTTCCGGTGGTTCATCAGCGAAATGCGCAGGTTCGCACGCTTCTCGTCCTTCGGATCGAAGCCCATCGAGGCGAGCGCCATGCCGACGTCCTCGAGCGCATCCTGCTCGTCGATGCGGGCGATCTCCTGCTGCTGCGCCTCGTACTTCGGCAGGAGCTCGTCGAGCTTGACCTTGATCTTCTTCAGCGTGTCGATCTGCGACAGCGCATCCGCGAGTCTCGTCACATCGAGCGCCTCGAACAGGCCCGCGAGCTCGGTGGTAGCGTTCGCGCCGGTCTCGACGGCCATCAGGATCTGCGTGTTCGTCACGTCCTTCGCATCGCACTTCCTGACCTTCGAGAGGGTCAGGGCGAGCGAGTCGCGGAGATCGTCGGCAGGGCTTTTCTGCACCGCCGGCTGGGTATTGCTTGCGTTCGTGGTCATGGTTTCCTCTGCTGTGATCGCGCCGGCAGGCGCGTTGAAAAGTTTGTCGACCTCTGCGAACACGTCGTTCGCGGGCGTGAGGTACGGCAGGTTGAAGATGCAGCGCAGCGTCTGCAGCGCGTGCTCGATGTCGACGCCGTCAGGCACCGTCGCGCCGGGGGCAGACCATCGTCGGAGTTCGTTCACCTTGTCGACGATGGTCGTGTCAGGGTCGGTCTTTTCGAGCTCTAGCTCAGCGCGGAGGCGAGCGATGATGCCCTCCGGTCCGGAGGACGGCGACCAATCGTTCTTGTAGAGAGACGCAGCGAGCGCCGGCAGGTCCTGCAGGAACGGCTGGTTCGTCAGCGCGATCGACGTCAGTACCGCGCCGATCGGCTTGCCGCTTTCTGGATCCTTCGCGTTGAACACAACACTGACCGACGCCCACCGATATTGGCCGTTTCGAACGTACGTTCGAGCCTGTCCGAGCCAGCGCGTGAGCGCTTCAAGCTTGACCTTGCCGTCTGGTCGGCGCCCCTTGCGCACGTCGAGAACCCATCCCTGCGCAGGCGCGCCAACGACAGCAATATCGCCGCTCGTAGGAGGCGCTTCGCTCGCGTGGTGCATGTCCCACTGCACGACATCGAAATTCCCTGCCTCGATGTCAGCCGTGGATGCTGCGTCGGCGCCTGGAACAAACTGCGGATGCGCGTGGAAGTTCGCGACGATCTGATCAAACGTCTCTTCTGTGAACTCGAACTCGCCCATCCAGTGGCCTCGAAACTTGCCTTCGTAGGCAACCTCCAGCCACACGGCAGCGTTGTCGTTCGCGGCGACTGCGGCGGAGTCGAGACGCACGCCGCGGACGTCGGGGACGCGACGCCCGATCACATGCACCTGTGTTTTCATGATATCCTCAGAGCAGATCGGATTTCGACGACGACCAGCCCGGATCGGGCAGGCCGGAGATCTCCGAACCTCGACGCACGCTTAGACCGAGTCGATTGATCTCGCGCTCGCTGCGTGAAACTACGGTGCAACGACAGTTGCTCGCAACGATGCCGTCCGCTACAACCCATCCAGTCTCAGACTGGAAATCGTAGACATGACCAGACCAATCGAATTCGCGAACCTCGATCACCTTATCGAGAGATACACTTCCGGCACCTCGCTCAAGAAGCTGTCCGACGAGCTTGGCGTCTCCAGACAGGTTATCGGCAACGCATTGAGCAAGCGAGGAGTCTCGTTGCGAAATCAGTCCGAAGCGGAGCGTAACAAGTGGGCCGCTCTGAAGGTCGACCGCGCTGCGGTCGAGCGGCAGTGCGGCGGAGCTTGGCGGGCCGCTCGAGGTCGAGTCAGATCCGAGAGCGAGCGTGCGGCGATTGCTCTCACCATGAGTCGCATTCGTGGACTGTTCGAGGACGAACTCGTCGCGCTTCTCAGCGAACGCGGACTCATCGTCACTGGGCAGTTTCCAGTAGCTACCTACAACATCGACATCGCCTGCGAATCGCTCCGCCTCGCCGTGGAAGTCGCTGCTAACACACCGAATTCTGCCCGTTTCGACGAGTTCCGAGAGCGCACCAAATACCTTCTCAGCCTCGGCTGGCTCGTGGTGTTCGTCCCCTTGCGTACCAAGCCCCAGCGTGCCGATCCCGGACTCGACCTTATAGCAGACAAGATCGTCTCCTACGCGGATCGACTGCGCGCTGGCGAACCCATCGGCGGTCAGTACCGGGTGGTTGGCCGTCACGGAAAGTCGACGACCTTTATGCGTGACTATCTCGATGGCCTTCCCGGTGTACAGGGCGCGTGACGCGCCGACCACGGCACCGCTGATGATCGTCCCGGGTAGGAAGCACTGGTGCCCCCACGGCGGACGCCCGACGCGTTTCCAAAACGGGTCGTCAGCGCGCAGCACGAACCCGCGGACCTTCGCGTGCGTCGCCCGGCAGCGATCGTCCTTCACGACGCGAATCTGCCAATACGGACGCGCCTTCAGCACCGCTGGCTGCGTCATCTGCACTTCGCGACCGCTGGAGTACGCACCCATCGTCGCGTTGCGGAATACGGTCTCGACGTGTGACGGCTTCAGCTTCTTCCAGCCCGCTTCGTCGAAGCGAGCATTCAACGCCTTCCGGAAGTTAGCGAGGCTCTTGCCCTGGGTGATCGATTTGCCGAGCTCATCGAACGCGACATCAAGCATCGACTTCCGGGCGAGTCCTGCGATCGAAAACGACTTTTTCTTCGCTGATCCGGTCAGCCGATCCCAGACCGATCGCTCGACGACTTCACGCGATAGGAACGCGTTGATTGCTTCCCAGAACGGCGTCGTCGTGAACCCGCGCTGACCGCCCGCAAGTTGTACTGCGAACGTCGCCGGAGCGATCGGCTCCTCGTTGTTCGCTTCCCAGTCTGCATCCAGCACACCGAGCGCTGCCGAGTGAAGCATGCAGCGCTCGATCTCGGAGGCGAGAGACCGTACGTCGAGCGCCTTCGCGGCAGCGCGCAGCGCCAACCGGATGCGCGCGGCGGTCGTGTGCCCATCAACAGACCGCGCCAGGGCGCTCGCCCAGCGCGTCGTGATCGCGGCGCCGCGGCGTGTCCGCGCGTCGGAGATGTCCTCAACGCTGCCGTTGATGTAGCCAGGCTGCTTGTCGAGCAGGAGCGGCGAACTGTCGGCGCTGGCTGCGACATCGGCGACCGGCGCGACCTCTCGCCCCGCGGGCACCTCACGAATCCGCGCCTTCTCGACGCCGATCGTGCGCAGCATCCGGTCGTATCCCTGCGCACCGATGACGAGCCACTGGATCTGCGAGACGACGCCCGCGACGTCGCCGTCGTTGACGTGCTTCGCGGCCCATGCTTCGCGCAGGCGCACCGCCTCATCTTCAGCATCCGTTTCGACGACGCCGCGGCGGTCGACGATCGGCGCGAGCTTCCTAAACTGTAACTTCCCTAGCGCAGTTCCCTTGCTCCAGATCTGCGGGTACTCCTCGCGAAGCTGGCGCGCGACGCTGAGCGGGAACACGCGAAAGCGGCTGTTTTTCAGGCTGACGCGGGCGTTCTCGCCGAGGACCGGGAAGTTCGTCAGGCCGTCGGCCGCTTCGGTCGCTGCCAGGTCGGTGAGCTCGGCGAGGGCGACGCCGAGCGGGCCCTGGAACAGTTCGAAGTCCTCGTCGGGTGTGCCGGGCTCGAGCGTCGCCGCTGCTGCGGCAGGTGCGGTATCGTTCGCAGGCGCGGACGTGCTGCCGTCGGGCTTCTTCGGGGCCGGCGGAGGCTGCGCGCCTGCGCCGCCGTACTCGCCGATCCCTGGCTCGGTGCCGCTCGGATCGACGAGCATCGGACGCGGCGGAATGTAGCGCGCAGACATGTCGTCCTGCGGAGACTCGACGACCTGGATCGTCGCTTCGCCCTCTTCAGGCTTTCGGTAGCCGGTGCGCTCGCGCACTTCGTCGGCCGCAGCAGCAAGCCCCAGGTCGAGAAGCATCTTGTAGCAACGGAGCTCGCGCTCGAGGTCGCGCTCCGGCGCTGTGCGCAGCGTGAACTTGGGCGCGTACCGACACGCGTCGAACGCCGAGATCCCGAACGATCCCGCATTCAGCGTGACAATCGCCAGCACGAGATCGCGCTGGAGCACGCCGCCGATGCGGTCACCGTCGGCTTGGAAGATCAGCTGCTGCTCGTCCTGATGAACGAACGCTTGCCCGCTGCCGAGACCTCCAGACTGCGAATCGGTTGTGTTCGTGTTGCCGAGCACGATCTTGCTGGTCTGCTTGTCGCAGTCCTCGATCGTGTGGTTGTGCAGGTCGCCGGACTTCGGATCGAGCTCTACGACGTTGAGCTTGATGCCTTTCGGCATCTTCGCGACCGTTGCCCCGCCGAGCGCATCGGCGTAGTCGATCGCTTCATCGACCTGATCTGGACTGACCGTAGCTTGGCTGTCCTCCTCGAGAACGCGCCACGGCTTCGCGAACAGCTCGATCAGGATCATCCGATCCCGAGCGCAGAACCTTTTGAAGTTGCTCCAGTACAGACAGCGAGGATTCAGCCCGTCGCGCTCGGGATACTCATCGAACAGGCGCGGAACGAACTTGATGAACTTGCATGCGACACGCGTATCGAGCCCGACGGGCTGAAACTGTCCGACAGACCACGACGGGTCGATGACGCGCAGTTCGCGCTCAGGACCGAACGTCAGCCGGCGCGGGTGGATCCACGAGAGCTCGGCAACCTGGTACTGAGCACGTCCTGTGAAACGTCGATCCCAGTGGATCTCGAGCGCAGCGCGACCGTTCCAGTGCCCCCACGCGAGATCGTGCAGCGCCTGTCGAAACGCAGGGATCTGCGCGATCTGCGACCGCACGACGTTCGCGATCTCGAGCGCCTTCTGCTTGTCGATGCCGTCGGCCTGCGACGGCGTAATATCCCAGTCGACTTGGGAGATCGAACCGAACCGTTTCTGCAGCACCGACGCCAGGTGCGGGTCGATCAGGATCGACTCGGCGCCCGCGTCGGTCAGGTCTGTCATGAACCCGTCGGCAGCGTCGCGGATCGCGCTATCGATGCGCGCAGGGGTCAGAGAGCGACCGAAATGCGTGCGCCACTGCTCCGAACGTGGCACACGTTTCGAGACGAAGGCCCGGGCGATCGCCGCCGGATCGATGTGCAGTGGTGCGTTCAAAAGGTGAGAATTTGAGGCG